AATAAGATGGAGTCATTTATATTGAGTAATACGGAGAAGGAGCGTCAGGCGGTCATTGAGGCGATGAACGCGCTAAAATCGAAAGTGGATTGCTTGAAGACGGAGAAGCAGTATAAGACGTTGGAGGACGAGATGAAATATTTAGAAAATAAATTGAATATTACGATGGATAATGTTTATAAGCAATATTCAAGGGCGATAAAGAAGATTTGCGACGCTTATCCGGATAAGAGGGAGAGGTCAGTAAAAATGGAGGAATTCCATGAAGTTTTGGGAGATGCTTTTTTGACGCGCGATGAGCGTAAAATAATGGCGCTAATAAAGGATAAAATAAGGGAAATTCCACATAATATGGTCGAAATTCCTATGATTATGAATTAAATTTCAACTCCTTGTTGTCTAAGTTTTTCTTTAACAACTTTCTCCAATCTTTCTTTTGTAGCACTATTTATATTATAATATTTCTGCTTTAAAAATTGTGGACTTTGTCCACTCATACCAAATGATGGATTTAATGTATATTCATAATCATTCATATACTCTTTTTCTCTTTTTGTATATACATTATTAATACTAATTATTGGTATTGGACTCATATTATTCTCCCCCCCCCCCCGCATTCCGCCTTTCTTCGCACTGCTTTTCGCCTTCAAACGCGCAACAGGCATTCTTTCAACTAAGCGTCCTTTGAGTTGAATAGGCTTCGCGAGTTTTTCAACGTGTCCTAAATAGGGACCGTAAGTCTTTTTCTTGGACCCTTGTGTAATTTCACGAAGGCAGAATTCAACGCGCTTACCTTTTTCTTTTCCGCAGAGTTTGCTGACAGCTTTTCTGGCCGCGGAAGATGGACTCGATGAAACATACAATCCATGTTCTTTGGTTCCAATAACAACAGTGAAATGGCGTTTAGAAGTAGAAGAAGATTTCGTCTTAGAAGACTTTTTCGCATTCTTACCTCCGATCTGTGGCATCTTATAATATTACGAATATTTTTATTATTTCATTCCAAATCAATATTGTTTTTTCCATCTAATTTTTTCTTTTTCATATACGATAATCTTCCATAAATTCTTTATCTCTATTTGATTATACATTATTTATATTGATTATTCATTTGTTTTGTATACTGCTTATTGCTTTTTGTAGAGTTTCTTCGCCTAATCCTATATTCTTATAAAACTTAATAACACCGTTTATATTTATACCAGAATTTCTTGCTGATTTATAGTTTTTCTTAAAATGACCTATCACATTTTTAGGATTATGCAAAAAACTCGCAAAATCCTCGCCCATAACGGGTTTATAACCGGTATTCTTCTCACTACGTCCTTTCCTAGTTTTATTAGGAAGTGGAGTCAATTCAATTTCATGAATATTCTCTTTATTATTATTCTTCCTCCCCCGCATTCCTCCCTTCTTCGCACTGCTTTTCGCCTTCAAACGCGCAACAGGCATGCGTTCAACTAAGCGTCCTTTGAGTTGAATAGGCTTTGCGAGTTTTTCAACGTGTCCTAAATAGGGTCCATAAGTCTTCTTCTTGGACCCTTGTGTAATTTCGCGAATGCAAAATTCAACCTTCTTACCCTTTTCTTTCCCGCAGAGTTTGCTAACCGCTTTTCTGGCTGCTGAAGATGGACTAGATGAACAATAGAGCCCGTGTTCTTTGGTTCCAACAACAACTGTGAAATGGCGTTTTGAAGAAGACTTATCTTTACCTCCGGTCTGTGGCATCTTATAATATTACAAATTTTTTTATTATTTCATTCTAAATCAATTTTGTTTTTTCCATCTAATTTTTTTCTTTTTCATTTTCATGGATAAATCGAATCAACTCATAATTTCAAAAACCCCGAAAGCGGTTCTTTCGCAGGAATTGGTTTCCAAAATAAATGTATCGACCACTGATATATATCACTTCGGTCATAAGGCGAAAAAATACAAATCAAAATTGGAGGAATCATCAAATAAGATGGAGTCGTTTATATTGAGTAATACGGAGAAGGAGCGTCAGGCGGTCATTGAGGCGATGAACGCGCTAAAATCGAAAGTGGATTGCTTGAAGACGGAGAAGCAGTATAAGACGTTGGAAGACGAGATGAAATATTTAGAAAATAAATTGAATATTACGATGGATAATGTTTATAAGCAATATTCAAGTGCGATAAAGAAGATTTGCGACGCTTATCCGGATAAGAGGGAGAGGTCAGTAAAAATGGAGGAATTCCATGAAGTTTTGGGTGATGCTTTTTTGACGCGCGATGAGCGTAAAATAATGGCGCTAATAAAGGATAAAATAAGGGAAATTCCGCATAATATGGTCGAGATTCCTATGATTATAAATTGAAATTCATTTAAATTTTTGTTGAACAATATTTCTTAAATAATTTCTTCTATTTTGTGAAATATTTGGATATTTATTATTTGCTGCTGTTGGACTTTGTCCAGAAGTAGCTTCCATTAATAATTGACTATAATCTGACATGAAATTCTTTTCTCTTTATGAATGATTATTAAAATACTTGATATTGAGTACAAGTGGATCCATTCCTTTTTGTATATCATTATTACTTAATCCTTTCTTTTTATAAGACTTAATAATAATATTTGTATCATAACCGTGGTATTTCGATTGTTCATATAATTTTTTAAACTCACTAATAAGTTTATTCCTATTTTGATTAGAAAGTGGAATTATATTTCTCATTTCAGTTCCTTCTTCATTATTATTCTCCCCCCCCCCCCGCATTCCGCCTTTCTTCGCACTGCTCTTCTCCTTCAAAAGCTCAACAACAGGTTTGCGTTCAATAACGCGTCCTTTGAGTTGAATAGGCTTCGCGAGTTTTTCAACGTGTCCTAAATAGGGTCCATAAGTCTTCTTCTTGGACCCTTGTGTAATTTCACGAAGGCAGAATTCAACGCGCTTACCTTTTTCTTTTCCGCAGAGTTTGCTAACAGCTTTTCTGGCCGCGGAAGATGGACTCGATGAAACATACAATCCATGTTCTTTGGTTCCAATAACAACAGTGAAATGGCGTTTAGAAGTAGAAGAAGATTTTGTCTTAGAAGACTTCTTTACAGGCTTACCTCCGATCTGTGGCATCTTATAATATTACGAATATTTTTATTATTTACAAAATGATACATTTATCACACAAACTTTTCCCCCCTTCTTCTCCATCCCCTTCCAGTTTTATATAATCGGTCGTGTTATTAAAGCTGACCGCCCTTTTATGAACGAGTAGGTTTGCCATTTGAGGTAAGACATTATCTATATTTTTCATGTATCGGCTATCTATTTGAATAAATTTATCGATTCTATGTTTATCGCATTTACGTCTTATTTCATCTTCTCCGATGTATTCTATATTTGAATCGCACATTGAACGAATAAGTATGATTTTACATTTTTGGTTTATTTTCCGGATTTCTTCAATCCAGTATTCTATATTATCGAATGATTTTCTATCCGAGAAAAAAAGGAGGATACCGGATGCGTCTTTGAAGTATGAACGCACTATTCCGAGGAACATTATATTTCCGGAAGTATCCCACACTTGAAATTTTATATCATCAATTATATAAGTAAGTAAGTCGATACCGACTGTTCTTTCTTTTGAATCATAGTAGAATTTTTTTACGAGACTCTCGATGAATGATGTTTTACCGGTTCCGGAGTCTCCGACAAGACAAATTCTAAATAAATAATTCATATGTTTTATTTTACAAAATAAATCCAAATTATGTAAAAATCATAAAGATATATTATATATAAAAATATCTAAATGATTAATTTTGCGCTTATACAGTTATCGCCGAAGCACACAGAAATTTTAGGAACTTTTATAGAAATAATAAAATACAATCATTGGAATGTGGTAATATATTATGATATAAACGCAGATAATTATACATTTTTACATTATTATCAGCAAATTTTTGGAACATTGGATATACGTAATCCATCATTATTAATGAATGAGTATAAGAGTTATAATTATTATATATTTAGTTCGAGTGGGGATGATAAGAGGATAGACCCGATATTTAAAAGCCCAGAGTATTCAAATAAGACAATTTTTGTCATGCATCAGGCGCATCATTTCCAACCGTATATGAAGAAGATGCTCAAAGTTTCTCCGGTTATTAATTTACCATTTTCAATAAATACTCAGAATATTTTACCAGTTTATAAATCATATTATCGCAATCATAATAGGAAGGTCAAAAACAAAATTACATTCGCCGTCATTGGAGCGATTAGATTCGATAAATCCGTTTCAAAAGATAAGGATATCCAATTAATAATTGATATTTTAGAGAAGTATCCGGACCAAAATTATAAGATATATTTTTTTATGAGAAATCAGGATTGGAAAGTTATTACGAAGAAGTATCGTATATTGTTGTCGAACAGCCACGTCCGAAACTATCCTGGAATGAATACAATCGATTTAATAAATAAGTTGCGCGAAATCAAATATATATTACCATTAGCAAAGAAAACTGGTCTTTTTTATTGGCAACGTCTCACTGGCGCAATACCTCTTGCGATTAATTTAAATATCCCTCTTGTTATGGATTCTGAATTGGCCAAAATTTATTCAATACATGAATGTTCATTTATTTATAATACGTCGATTACAGAGATATTTGAGCAGTTGATGAATGTAAATAAAGAAGAATATGTAAATAAAATTATATCGATAATGAAATATAAAAAGCAGGTATATAAGAAGAATAATCGTAATTTATTACAATTGTGTTTAAGTAATTAAAAAAAAGTGTATTATAGAATAATATAGTCCTCATATAATGTTAGTTAATGTTGGAAGTGTGGGGGTCGATTGTTTAAAGTGGAGGAATTATCATGCTACTAAAATACAAAATACATATCGTCATTTTTTGAAATGTGATAGAGATAATCAAGACAAGAGTAAGATTAGTATATTCATGCCCAATAAGAAAAGGGCAAAAAATATATATATTCCATCGCCGATAGACCCAATATATCGTTGTTCATATGATGAGAAGTATCGCATTAGGATAGTTGAGTGGGAAAATAAGAGGGCGCATGTTTGGCATTTTAATATTTTGACATTGGTTAGTTGGATAAATCATTCTAAGACGTGGATAAATCCGATGACGAATTGTCTATTTAAGAATCGGACGATATTATATATTGTTTCGTCATTGAAGAAGATAAAAACGAATCGCAAAATAAAGATAAATGTTCGATTGAATCGGATGGAGGAGGGGTATCGCCTGTTGAAATTTACGAATGATATAAATACACTTTTTGCGACGATTGAGGATAATAACGAGGATGATAATTATGAGTTTTTAAAAATAAACAGTGATAGCGCAGATTTTTCGTTTTATTTGGATGAGTATATTGATATTGTAGTAGTTGTAAATAATGAGCATAAGATATGTCCATTAAATCCTTTACACTATGCTATAATAAAGGGGAATAAGAATATTGTTCATAATTTGATATATTATGGGAGTAATATAGAGAAGACGTGTGGAGGGAATGGTTTTACGCCGCTTCATCTTACGGCTTTGACGAATAATTGGGATATTGCGTCATTATTGATAATGTATGGCGCAGATACAATGAAAAAGTGTAATTATGGCGCAAATAATGAGCCATCTACAATTTACGATATATGTAATATTTTGGGTCATCAGAAATATCTTGATAATTTGAATGGTATAATAAAAATATCGGGATAGAGTATAATATGAAACGGGAAGAAGTCATGGATTTTTTGAATGAGGATGAACAGAAATCATTGGAAGATTATCAGTATATTACTACACAATCACAATTACATGTGGGGGATTATATAAAGTATTTGACGAAGTCAAATTACAGATTTCATAATTGGGGGATATTGATATCGGTTGATGAATTTCCGGTATTGCGGGTTATGAATCGTGGGGTATTTTATAGAATTGATTTCGACAGGATATATTTATTTGCGAAACGGGTATCAAGGACGAGGCGAGACTTTTATGAGGATTTATTGAAGAAATTGGACGGAATGAAATCGGTTTCATCGAGTTAGGCCTCATCCTAATCCAAAAATAATTTTTTATTTACAAACTAAATAAAAAACTAATATTATTATATAATGATTATTAAGACATATTTGATTAATGACAATGGTGGAATAAAGATAAAAGAGCATGTTGTTCGTAATATTCCGAAGCCTAAAAAAACTCTAACTGAAAAGAAGAATATAAGAATCGCGAAGAAGCTGGAAGAAGCTTCTCCTGCTCCCCAACTCGAACAACAATCAATCCAACAAATCGCATTTAAAACGAAGGTCCCTAAGAATTTGAGTGAGACGGAGTATAATTCATTGAATAAGCAGAATAAGGCTTTAATTCGCAACAAGTTTTTCGCGCGGATATGTGAGATTGTTGGTATTCCTGATTATAAGAATGTAATTGGGAGTGTAATACCGTTCGACAAGTTGAATGACCCCGCAGTTATAAGAGAATTATTCAAAATACAGTTTGATTTGCGCGTGGTTTTTCCGAGTGATAAGCTGACGGCGCTACATTCTGGCGCCGTTAAAAAGCAGACTTTTCCGGGGGTGAATATTGTTCGTCAGATATTTAAGTTTATGGGTTATCGATTGAAGCCAGTTAATTATTACGAGGGGTATGTTGGTTCGAAGAAGTTGTTGAGGCGCGAGTATCACGTGATGGCGAAATAGGTCATTTTATTTAGATTCTTCTTCTTCTGCTTGTTCTTCTGCTTCATCATCAACTTCTTCTGCTTCTTCATTATCATCTTCTGATTTAGTATCATTTATGGTAGTTTTGTTGGAATCCGTTTCTTTTTCATTTTCATTGTCGTTGTCTTTTACGAAAACCTCTTTCTTTTCTTCTTCAACAGATTCAAATTTTTCGCGTCCGCGTTCGTGTTCGCGTTCGCATTCTCTATCTTCGCACTTCTTTTCCGTCAGGCATCCAAATTTCCACATTACGAGTCCAAAAGCGGATATATCTACGACCGCCAACATTATGAGGTTCCGGTTAAAATTGGGGACTTCCACTTTTGTAAATTTCACTGCTAAAAACACGAGTGCAAAAATGAGGACCGCTACAATAACCGCCAGTATTTTACGAAACATGCTTGACCCGATATTGAAAGAATTGAGACCTTTAAATAATAGATGCGTTATCATTTAAAGTATTGAAATAATAAAAACTTTCATTTTATACTTATTCCTTTTATAATTGAGCGTCGTAAATTTATTTTTTGTTCGGTTTCGCGGTTATCAAAAAGGAAAGACGTTATTTCCTCACTTTTTTGCGTATTTTTGAAAAAGACAGCCAATTTATCAATAAGGTATTGACGGTTAATTGGTTTCTTAACCTCTGATACGACATATTTCAGTTTTCCGGAAGATGTATTACAATCTTCGATATTATTTTTCGACATGAATTCCATAATTGGTTCATTCAACTTTTTCTTTTCTTCGTTCAGCTTTTTCTCGGCTTCTTTGAGTTGTTTTATTTTATCGTCAATACTTAGCCATTCATGGACCAATACTTTAAATCCTTCTATATCATCGCTTGAAATTTGTTGTTCCATTTTTATAATAATACATTTTATTTTCATAATAAAATCCCATTCCGACTCCCAAATGTATATTCTCGATTCCTATTCTAAATATTTGAACAGACTTCGATGTCCAACTGATTTGTGGCTGGTTTCAACTTCGGCAATTTTCTCTTTAATCATTTCCCCGTCATCGTCGCTATAATATATATTTCGCACTCCATATAACCGGAGATAATACAAGCAACTACTACAAGGCTTACTATTAACGAGGCATCCGAACCGATTGACGCGTATGACCACAATTTCTAATTTGCGCCGGAGACATTTGGGAGTCCCTCTGTTATTTTTCTCTATTTGTCGTTGGTTCATGTAAAAGATACGATTGATTCTGCTTACCAATCAAGGTGCTCGGCGAATCATTCATATAACCGGAGAGGCTATATTCATTATTAGTATTGAGATATTTGCGGAGGACGTGCATCTCGGCGTGATATGACATCGTCTCCTTATTATGATTACAGGTCCGTGGGTGGTTGTATCCACAGGCCACTGGTTTCCCTGCGCAAATAAGCATTGCGCTATGCTTACTGGTCATTTGGCATTTATCTGTTTCTTCGATGAGTTGTTGGATAATATTCTCGATTTTCATGATTATATTATATATAATATATGATTGCTTTTAAGTAAAAATTGAATAATATTATTACTGTTTTTATGGTTTTTAATATAAAATATGTCAGGAATAGAACTAACTCCTCCAAGTCCAAATTCTAATCTATTTCCAAATTTTGAGGAAGTAGAGCCTTTAATCGATGATTCAAGGATGAATGAAACAATAAAAAACATCTTGACAACATTTCCGGATGCGTGTTGGGGTGGAAGTTCAGTATTATACGATATTGTTCTTCCTCCGATGCCAACCCCAAATAAATTGTGGGATACTCGTGATTTTGACATTTATTGTTTTGATAAAGATTACACGAAAATCAGTTCATTTATGAAAACGTATCAGACAGTTTCTCTCAATCGGATATTTCCAACAATGAGAAAACTGTCTTATGCGAATTTGGATATAAAAAGTTTGACGGAATACATAATCAAATTAAAAGATGGAAGAATCGCGAGAAAAATCCAATTGGTTAATATTGGAAATCAGTCAAATTATTCAAATTTATATAAGGCAGTTGATTTATCGTTTTGTTCGGTTGTTGTATCAAATAATATGGTTTATTATCTGAGAACAACCAAAATTGATGTTTTGGAAAAAAGAGGAAAACTATTAACTTTTCCTTGTATGTGTTCAAGCTGTTCAAAAAATGATGGAATTCGATTGAATTACAAAATGTCTAATCGTGTCAAAAAATATCGGGCCCGTGGTTTTAAAATTGATATGATTTGTCAATTTTGTGATTATTCGTTGAATACTATTCAACACACACAATTATGTTTATGTAGAACCGCAGTTAATAAGAAAATCAATTCATTAAGTAGTATTTTACATGGACATGATGATTCAAAATTTGAAAATAATGAAATTAATCGATTGATTTCTTATTCGCACCAATATAAGAATGATTCAGTCATATTACTCTCAATTTATCTAATTTTCTGTTATTTCAAGAGGATTGATTTGCTACATTCATTTTGGGAAGAGATAAAAGGATTCGTGGATATTCGAGTTGTTATGGAATGTTCAAAGCAGTTAGTAAAATCTGGATTATATACTGGATTTCGTTTATTGTTTGAATATTTATTTCCTCATAATATCAATTTAGTAAATCCTGATGAAAGAGGTGATTATATTTATTCAATAATGCAAACTGTTGTTAATTCTAATTATATTCAGTCTGCACTTTTGATACAATCTCGCATTCCAACAATAAAACTATCCATATATGAAGACAAAATATTTAGTTGGGATAATCAGGTTGTTTATGAAATGTTATTTGAGTTGATTAATGCGGAAGACAGTTCGCAAGATGAGATTGATTCATTGATGAAAACAATTCCATTCGTTGAAAAATTAAATGAAACAGACCCCGCAATTCAAACAATATGCCCCACTTGTAAATACGACGATTGTTCGATGAAGATGATATGTGGTCATTCTTTTTGTCAGAATTGTCTTATATTTAATCTTATGGATATCTATGAAAAATTGAAGAAAGAAATGTGTCCCTCTTGTCGAGCGGAATATCATTATTTGACGAAAAGTGTATCTAATGTTTGAAAGAAAGAGGTCATATTCTATTTATTTCAGTTAAAAAATTATAAATAAAATAATAAAGTTTGATTTTCTAATAATAATATTTGTCCTATATGAAATCCATAATTTTCATATAAATTTCATCAATTTTCTCATCATCACCCTCAAAATCAGAACTTACATCAATAACCAGAACCGGAATTTCCTTTTCGTTCAATAGCCAATCATCGTGATATTTATGTAATTTCTCGATATATTCGAATGTAATGCCAGATTCTTCACATCGGTTCCTTTTGTGTATTCTCTGGAATGCGACCGCGGGGTCGCATCTGAGATATATAATTTTCTTGGGGACGCTATTAAATTCGTAGCTCAACCAATTGAACCAATCTTCGTATAATTTCCATTCGACGGCCGTTATTTTACCATCATCAAATAGCATTTTTGCGAAGATGCGGTAATCACTCAAAATACTTCTTTCGGTTAGGTTAATTTTCTCTTCTACGCGTTCATTTTTGATTTTTTGGATTCTGGTCATAAATGCGTTCATTTGGAAAGTGTATCCCCATCGTTGGATGTCGGAGTAGAACATGTTCAAAATATTTGTTTGTCCGTCGCTGTATTTTTCGAGCCATTCTTGTAGTGGTTCAAAGATAACATTGAATTTTTCTCCATATTTTTTGGAAAATATGTCGAGTATTGTTGATTTTCCGACGCCGATTCCGGCTTCAATTGATACTTCATATTCTCGATTATTATTGGAACTCATTTTGGGAATATAATTATACATAATGTAATTATAATATGTTTTTTAAATCACTTTTTTCCGAATTAGAATATTTTGGGAATCATGTAGTATCGGACTTTCTTGCTATAC